GCGATATGGTCTTTCATATACTGGTCTGTCACCACACCATCCTGCTTAAACTGTGCAGGAATCACCGCAATCACCGCTTCACGGAGTTTTGCTTCAATCTCTGCCTGTGCGCCGGGTCTTTTCCCGATTCGCCTTGCGTAGGCAAAGATAAACAACAGCGATTCTAAAAACGCCTCTGCAATACCTATCCGCAACTTCTTTTGTTCTTTGCTGATTGCCATTGCGCCGTAATAGGATTCAAATGTTTTGATCTCATCAATATCAACAAGTTTCATCATCCCACCATCTGCTGAACAGGGCTGTTGTCCGTTTGATCTGAACTATCGGACATTGTTCTGGTAAATACCTCTGTGCCACCGTTTTCGGGCTGTTCTGTGCCATTCTGAGCGCTTTCAGCAGCGTTTTCCTCTGCCTGCTGACTATCATTTAACAGCTTTTCCTGATAGCGTTTCATATTGTCCAGTGAATCATCTATTGCTTCAGCTAGGTTTCCGAACAGGTCAACCGTTGCCATTGCGGTTTTTGGGTCTACCATGCAATTTAACATGGTCGCAAGGCTATTTACCTTTGTCGCTAGATCAAAGGTTTTCTGTCTTACAAACCGTACATCCACATCGTTCGGGGATAATTCCTCAACGCCGTTTTGTGGGGCAAGTGCGCTGATTTTACAAGCTTTGATTGCCATTCTGTTACGCCACTGAAAGAATTTCCGTACAACCTGTGATTTCTTGCAGGCGGCGGCTTCGGCAGCACTCCAACCGGAGGAAAGGCTCATTGCGCTTCCCGTGCTTCCGCCTCCAGGGTCTGACTGCTTTGGCACAAAAGCCCTTTCCAGAATCTCGTCATGCTTTGTCTGGATATTCTGGATAACCCCGGAATAGTCATATACAATGCTCAACGGCTTAATATCTGCCGATGTGCTTGAATGGACATTCGTTTTTGTCAGCACCCACTGACCGCCGACAGGGGGAATGGGGTTCCCGTTTTCATCGGTTTCAAATTCGACATTGTTCCCCCACCATATCGCCTGCGTGGTCTGTGATATATCATTCACAAGGTCGGACTGCATGATGTTATAAGCGTTCAAATCGTCTATCTGACGCTCAAAACAACCCATGTAATCAAATGAGCGGTCACATTCCCCGATATTTACTTCCCCAAACGGATTCTTTAACCCGCTCTCATCGGTGAAGGAATAATCCACTATTTCCTTACCGTTCTTGTCATATACAGGCTGTTTGTTACGGCCCAGCCGATATGAAGCCGTGACAATAAACACATTATCCTTGGAAATACAGGTGAATTGTTTTTTATGCCCCAACCTGTCCACTGTATAGGTCACGCCCAGCAACGGATCATGCTTTATATCTGAGGAATAAACAATAAAGGTATAAAGCGGATTCAGCACAATCAGGTCAAAGGGGGAATCTCCCTCTTCGTAATCCCGCTTAATATCTATCATCTGATAGCCAAGGCCGCATATTTCCACAAACCTTGCCATTTCCTGATCTTTGCTGTCCTTATCCTCGGCATAATAAAACTCATTTAGTTTGGTAATGGCTTCATTATCCCGTTTCGGGTCTGACCCTTTCGGTAACTTCTCTGACTTCTGAACAATGGACACGGGATTGCCCCAGAAATATCCAAGGTTAAATTCTGTAATCTCATTTGCAAGGTTCGCAATAGCCTGTATGTCAATCTCAGGCCGGATGATTTTCGGCCTTTGGAGTGGCTGTTCGCCCTTATCAAACTTAATCAGGGCAAGCATTTCCTCCCGGTTCTGCTCATGAACGATGAAGGCATCCCGCAACACCTGTACGATATTCTGTTCTGTGATCTTGGTCACATCTGTATAGATGCGCTTGCGCCCTCTGTAATTCACCGCCGCTCCTTATAGAAAAAGCCGGGATAAACCCGGCTCTTTTATCAGCTTACATTTTTTCCTTGTACCATTATAAAACGGATATATGTCCTATTTTTCCGTAATTTTTCTCTTTTCCTGATCCAAAAGATAGAAAAAATATCTCCGCAACTCATAGAAAGCGGATTTTTCCAACGGCATATCCTCTACTGTTATAAGATATGTTATCGGTAACTCATAACATACCGATTTAATAAGAAACTCCCACAAATCCGCACTCGCCATCTTTGCAACGGATTCTATAAATTCACATTTTCTTTCTGCATCCGTGGTCTGCATGGCGTATGTTGCAGTCGGGTCATTCATCCCACGGTTGGGATTCTTTGGCAATCCATCCAGCGAAGGCGATTTAAGGATTGTTCGTTCCTTAATCCGCGCCTTCCATTCCGGGTACTGTTCACAAAAGCCACATAACTCTTTGTATCGCTTCCCGGATATGCCATATTTTTCAAGCCTTAATGTTCTCTTATTCATCTGAATCTCCCTAGAAAGGACTCTTCACTGTTACGGCAACCGACACGCCGCTTCCTGTTCTGCAAAAATCCATCACCCCTGCAAGGGAATCGGCAGCATCATCGTGTTTGTGCTTGCTCTTCTTCATGGTGAAGCTAAATAGGTTCTGCATGAATTTCCGGTATTGCATATCCCTTAATTGCGGTTCTTTGAAATAAATCTGCCGTATATCCTGTGCGTTATCCCATATCCGTTGCTCTTTGGATTTTGTAGACGGCGCCCAATCTGTGCGCATATTTTTGGCAATTAAATCTCTCTCCGGTATAGATTCATCTGCCAACACCATGCGCTTAATATCTTCCGCATAAAACTCCCCACCCTGATTAGATTCAAAATGGTTATGTCTTATATTGTGCTTTTTAATCATGGCTACAATCTGAGGCTGAGTAATGTGCTTTTCTCCATTGTCAAAAACCACATCCACACAATACATAGACCCGTCCTCATAGACATAAATCACAGGGAAAGCGGTATAATCCTCTCCTCCAAGGGCAGTATCACCATGTGCTATAATCTTCAGCGGTTTTTCATTTGGCAATTCCGTGTAATAATTCATGTGTTCCGGGTTAAAGACAGCACCATCACGCTCTATCGGGGATTGTTGATATTGGCACATCCACCCAACCATATCATCGTTCATTTCGTGCTTTGCTCGTTGCTGTCTGTAATATTCCGTAGAAAATCCCACCCCATAGGCATAGTTAAAGTTTGATTCATCCGTGTCCGGGTCTAAGGCGGGAATCTTGATCACCTCATATCTGGTGTCTTTTGAAGCCGTTTCCAGATAATCCAGATAATTAGAGAAGATGTCATTCACCGACCAAAGGGTTCCGATCAAGAACAACTTGCATTTCTCTTTCTTCCTGCTAAGAACATTGTTGTCAAAAATCGTTTGTTTCCGCTTTAGTACCTCTGGGGAAAGTACATCTTGTACACCCTCTAAAGGATCATCTATCATCATCAGACCCGTTGCGTCATATTCCCCATTCAGACCGCTTTCCAGTCCCTTACCGGACAATGTGCGGTATTTCTTTTTCCGTCCTAAATCTATTTTGTTGTTCTTTGCGTCTGTATAGACGATTTCCGCATCAGGAAACACCTCACGAAACTTATAGGTCGGGTCACGCATAATTTCCATCACGCCATCCAGGAATGCCCCACCAAGGCCCTCCTTGTAGGTCACATATAAGTTGGACTGCTCCATGTTTCTCGCACAGTGCCACGCCATATCCATTGTGGAATCCCCGGAGTTGTGGGTTAGCACCATGCTCTTGCCAATAGCATATAAACCATCGTCACTGTCCACCGTGATGCAGTTACCTCTTTTCGGGCTGCAATACTCACATTGTTCAAACCATTCCCCAACGGTATAGGTATCTCCCGTCTTTCCATCGGGCAGATAGACTTTTTCCCCTTGCTTTATGAGGTTGCGGATCATCATGGTTTCCAGTGTGCGCCAGTGATAACCGTCTTTATCCTTCGCCCATACTGTCCACTCATGATTTTGGTGACAAAAAAATACTTCTCCATTGGACAACGCAACACGCATATTTGCGTAATCCTTCGGATGAACCGCCCTTACATCAATAAAACCGCCTTCAGAGCCTACGACACGATCTCCAACAACCAAATCACCGTGTTTTTTCCATCCCTCCGGGGTAAAAACAATCGTTTCATCTGCCAGTAGCTTTCCGCATCTTGGCGGCATGTGAAGGAAAAGCACATCTAACTTATCGTTCTCCAACCGCTGAAACGCATCTGAAACCCTTTTCAGTGTTCCTCTGCGTGGTTCATAGAATCGGTCTTTCCGCATCCGGTCACGCTCAATATACAGTTTAAAGCTGTCCACATAATGCGGGGCCTCCAGCAAGAGAAGATCATAATAAAAGTTAATTAGCGGAATCTGCTCTTTATTCACCTGCGCCCATTCCTCTAATGCGGCAAAGTTACTCCCTTCTGTGTCTATGGCAATCTGCCTGTCAATCATTGCCTTTGTCGCATCAGACAGGGCTTTCCCATAGACAATATCTTTGTCCTTTAAGAAGGCAATCTTGCAGGCTTCAACAGAGCCTTCGATGATGTTTTCATCTAAGCCTCGTTTAGAGACATATTCGTTGATCTGCT